GAGTTGTTTCAATATTTGGAACCTCCGTACTTTCGCACGATCCCCGAAAATTGCGCTGAGGCGATGTCTGCTCCCGATCATATTGCCACGGACGATCTCTATTTTTGTCAGAAAGTGCATGACGCCGGATTTGAGATCATGGCCGATGGCGCAGTGCTTTGTCAGCATTGGGATGTGAGCAAGACACCGCCGCTGGTTTATACGCTGCCTTCGAAATGCTATCCGATGTTGGCGAGGTCTAATAGCGCAGCATGATTGCTGCAATTCTGGCGACACGCGGTCACTATGCCGGTACGGTGACCGACACTGTCGTATTCAGTGAATCTGTTTCAGTAGTCGTCACGTTACATTTAAGCGTTTCCGATAGCGCTCCGAGTTACAGCGACGCCTTGTCAAAAGCGTCTGCTTTGACTCGTTCTTTAAGCGATACGGCTCCGACGTTCAGCGATGCGCTCTCGCGGCTGGCTGCCCTGCACTTGTCACCCAGCGATACGCTGACTTTCAGTGAAACGCTGGCCAGGACAGTAGCGTTCAGCCGAAGCCTGACCGACAGTGCATCGTTCAGCGAGACGCTGACGCGGACGATGGGCAGCGCTCGATCGCTGAGCGATACAGTTTCTTTCAGCGAAACGCTCAGCCGGCTCGTATCTCTGACGCGCAGCGAAAGCGATACGGTTTCTTTCAGCGAGACCCTGACGCACTCGTCCAGTTTCTCGCGCTCGTTGACCGACACCGCCAGTTTCAGCGAGACGTTAAGCCGATCGCTGACGTACTCACGCACTCTTGCGGACACGGTTTCTTTCAGCGAGACCCTGACGAGAATCAACAATGTTGGGTTCTCGATCAGTGACACAGCGACATTCAGCGAGACGCTCTCGCGCCTTGCAAGCTACTCGCGGTCGATCTCGGATAGCCAGACGTTCAGCGAGACGCTTTCCAGGCTGGCGAACCTGTCTCGCCCGGTTTCTGACACAGCAACTTTCAGCGAGCTGCTTTCGCGCGGCGTCGCGCTCTCACGAACGTTCGCCGATACAGTCAGTTTCAGCGACTCGCCTGGCAAAACGGATGCGCTGCCGCGGACGCTGTCCGATTCGGTTTCTTTTAGCGACACCGTCTCAGCCGGCGGCCACGTTTATGTCGTTGATAGCGTCAATTTCAGCGAAACGTTGGCGGCGAACGTCAGTCTTGCTCGCTCTCTCGCTGATAGCGCGAGTCTGTCGGAGACGCTAAGCCGTTCGTTGGCGTTAGGGCTGACGCTCAGCGACACATTCAGCTTTTCGGATCACGCTGCTCTGCCGGTCGCTTTCCTGCAGACTTTGGTGGATACGCTGGCGTTCAGCGATTCCACTTTTGCGGCTTCCGAAGTTAGTGTCACTTGCGATGGCCAGACGCTGGAAGCTTTTGCAACTCCGCCGCTTCCGCCCGGGCCCACAGAATCGGTTTCTTTTACGGTGTCGGCGGATGAGATGTTGTTCTCCCGGCCGGCTCCGGCGCCCAGAAAATCAGTTTCCATCAGATTAGGGCCGTTCTCTAATGATCACGATCGTCAATAGAACGGTTTTCACGACGCCCAGCACGTCCTCGCCGCAAACAATCACCATTCCAGCAACCACCGCCGGAAACACTCTGGTTGTACTTGGCATGACGCCGGGTATTTCGGCAGCCGGAGCTCCGACGCTTGGCTCGTACCTGATGGGCTCGCCAGTAGGCCAGTGGGGCAGCGGCATCGCTTTTCTGGACAATATCCCCGGTGGCCAGACTTCGCTCATCTATGCATCCGGTCACGTAGTCCCATCCGCTGCTGTCGTTTATGAGCTCAGCCCGTGCACGAAAGACGATTCCGGTGAACTGAATGTCACGCCCGGCACGTCCGAAACCGGAGTCGCTCTTACCGAGTCCAGCAATGCCGCTTATTTTGAAGTCATCGCCCAGGACGCCACTTCCGGAAGCTACAATTCGGTCAACACGCCCTGGGTGCTCGACTACACGATCAGCCCGCTGCCGCAGACCGGCGCCAGCATGGGCTCGGTTGTTTACATCCTCAACTCAACAGGTCCGTTCACTCCCACATGGAATGTCACCAACGGCAGTACGCACTGTGGAGTCTGCGGCATCGCTTTTCTCGACAACTCACCACCATCCGGAGGCGCTATGAGTTCAAGTCCGTACCTGCCACTGCAGGACATCATCGACGTTTCGGTGCAGGTTGCCGCTCAGATTGCCGGACCGCCCACATTCAACCAAGGGCTCATCATCGGGCCGAGCGGCGTCATTCCCACGACCGGAGCCAATTCGCGCATCCAGAAATTTTCTTCGCTCGCTGGCATTTTGACGGCCGGGTTCACGACGTCCGATCCTGAATACCTGCATGCGGTCGAATACTTCAGCCAAAGCCCCACTCCGCAATATGTCTGGATTGGCGCCCAGAATCCCAGCGGCTTGAATACGGTTGTCGTGCACAGCGGCGCGGCCGGAACGAACTACAAAGTGGGCGACGTCATCACGGTTGTCCAGGGCGGCGCGAGCGGCGGCACGCTACAAGTCACAACGATTGGCGGTGGCGGCACAGTGACCGGCTTAAGTTTGATCACTGCCGGTACCGGCTACAGCATCGCCACTGCTCTGACTACGACTGGCGGTAGCGGCACCGGCTTGGAAGTCGATATTTCCGCAATCCTTGAACCTGCTCTGCTTGCAGTCCAGGCCTGCCGCACCGCGCAAAGTGCCTGGTACGGCTTCACCGTCACGGATGCAGCCGACAGCGATATCAGCGCGATCGCCTCATGGGTGCAGGCTGCTTCGCCCGCTGCCTATTATTTTGCGAGCACCGCCGATTCGGCCGTGCTGAACAACACAGGCGGCAACATTGCCGCCACGCTGCAAGCGGCGAAGTACGGGCACGTGTTGCTCGCCTACAGCACCACGCAAAGCGGCGCGGCTCCGAACAATGCCTACATCGCTTCTGCCTACATGGGCGCGGCGATGGGCTTGAACACCGGCCTTGCCAACTCTTACTTCACGATGAAGTTCAAAGTGCTGATCGGGATCACTCCGGAGCCGCTGTCCCAGAACCAGGTGAGCACGATCGAAGGTTTGAACTGCAACTTGTACCTGAACTACGGCAACGTCTACACCTTCGCCGAGCAGGGGATCGAGCCGGGAGGAAACTATTTCTTCCAGACCATCAATCTCGACATGCTGGTGGCGTTCATCCAGACCAATGTGATGAATGTGCTGGTCGCGCTGCCGGCGGTGCCTCAGACGGATCCCGGCGAAGCTTTGCTGATCAACGCGGTCAATCAAGCCGCGCAGCAGATGCAGGTCATCGGCTTCATCGCCGGTGGGACATGGAAGGGTGTGCAGATCCTGAATCTGGTGCCTGGGCAATCGCTGCCGAACGGCTTCATCGCGCAAGCCCCGCCTTACTCGACGCAAACTTCTGCCGCGCGCGCGGCACGACAGGCCATGCCGATTTATCTGTCAATCATTGAAGCGGGCGCAGTCCACTTTTTAAATATCAGCGTGGTGACACAACTTTAAGGCCGGCATCCATTAAATGGACGCGGGCTTTCGTCGGCGGTCGGCTCGCGGAGGAGTCGTTACGGCCTTTTCGATAGACCATCCATGCTGTAAGCGGCGCGCAAAAGCGGTTTGACTCATTCCGAGTTCTCTGGCCCAAACCGACATCATTTTGGTCTGCCCACGAAAAGTCAGCAGAGCGGCATTCTTGGCAGGATGTTTGTTGGTTTGCTGTTGCTGCGGTGTAGCCCATCGACAATTGCTGGGCTCGTAATCGCCGTCTGGATTTGGATATCGATCAATACTCATTCCCTGCGGCCGTTCGCCCATATCTGCAAGGAAATTGGTGAATCCATTCTTGCCAAGCCAGCGGGCGCATACTTTAATTCCACGGCCGCCGTAACGCTCGTAGCGAACAAGTTTTTTGTCGCGGCAGCGCCGGGTCATATTAACCCATGATCTATAAGTCGGCGTCCAGCATTGACGATGTGTGCTATTACGTTGAGACGCTAGTTCGGCATTTAAGCAGCCGCAACTATTTGTAACTCCCTGTCTTAAATTCGCCGACTGTACGGTTTTCACTGTTCCGCAATCGCAGCGACACAGCCAAGAAGAAACACGCGCCGTAGGATCGAACCTTACTACGGTCCAACGCCCGAATCTTTGTCCAGTCATATCAATTAGCGCTGACATAATCGGGACTCTAGCACAATGCAAATGGAGGATCAAGTATGTCTAGCACGTACAGTTTCTTCGACACGGCCCTCGTGATGAGCCATCCATTATTGCCGCCATTTGCGCTCACTGGTGAAATCGGATTCCATCAGGCCGTCGTGTCGATGGCGGTCGATAAGACCGTGCAAGACGTCGCCTCGGACGGCGGTGTCATGGTCTCGGCGGTTGCTGGCCGGAATGGAACCGTCGCGCTCGAGATGCAGCAGACGAGCGAACTACACACGTTTTTGCTTGGCTGGCTCAACTTGCTGGAGACGGCGATGTACGCCGGCAACGTCGCCCAATTCTGCACCATGACGGTGCTCTTACGGAACCTGGTGGACGGCAGTCAACACGTATGCTCCGGAGTGAGCCCATCGAAGATGCCGGACAAAACGTACACTTCGCAAGGCCAACACATCACCTGGACCTTGCACTGTGCCGACATCATCAACACCAGTTTCCCGGTGCTGTAACTGCGGCGACTGCCCAGATACAATAGCCAACGATGATTACCCAGGTATGGAGTTGCGGCGGTGGTACGCAATCAGCAGCAGTGGCTGCCTTAATAATTCAAGGACGCCTACCAAAACCAGACCTCGCCGTAATCGTTGATACTGAAAGAGAAAAATCTTCGACGTGGCGGTATCTGGACGATGTTATCCGACCGAACCTTGCTAAAGTCGGACTTGCTGTTGAACGTGTTCCTAAGAGTCGCTTCGCAACCGTCGATCTATATGGAGGCAAGGACGGCGATACTCTTTTAATTCCAGCCTTCACAACACAGAACGGTTCCGTTGGCAAAATGGAAACATTCTGCTCCGTCGAATGGAAACGAGAAGTTACTGCTCGATGGTTGCGCAGTTTAGGAGTGGAACAAGCGCGTGTATGGATCGGAATTTCTCGCGACGAAATGCGTCGCATTCGTTCTCCGCGCCGGCAATGGCTTCAGGAGTGGTACCCGCTACTTTTCGATGCCCCAATGACTAAGGGCGATTGGCATTCGTCTTGTAATGGATGTAATGGGCTGGCCGAAACCTCCGCGTTCCGCTTGCTGGATGTGCCCGAACATGACCGATGAGGAATGGCGGGAAATGGACCCTGCTGATTTTGATAAGGCTGTAGTTTTCGATCGCGAAATTCGTCAACGTGATAATTTTGTCTTCCTACACCAGATTGGCAAGCCACTAGACCGCGTAGATTTTACGAACCATCAAATCTCGCTCTTGCCCGGCTGCGATTCTGGTTATTGTTTCGTCTGATTGGAGTCTTGCATGTCTGAGAAAAGCAAATCTGTAACCTTGAATGGTCACGAGTACCTCATCTCGAAGATGACACCCAAGGATGCTTGTTGGGTGTTCCTGGTCGGCCGTAAGATCGCGAGCGGTGATATCTCGAAAGAGGAGTTTGCGAAGATCCAAACCGAATGCTTGCGGGTAGTGAACCGCGTGGAGCAGGTGGGCGACAAGATGCTGCCTGTGGCGATCATCACGCCGGATGGGCGGTTTGTGGCCAAGGATCTCGAGGACGACGCGCCCACGGTGTTTGCCCTGACGCTTTCGGCGATGGAGTTCAACACGGGCCCTTTCTTGGCCGTCGTCGAATCTCTCGAGGCGGCGGCCGGCAAATCGGCTTCTCCCCCGTCGAGTTCGCCGAAATAGATCCCTTTCTATTCCGCCCGGTGATTGCCGGCATCTGGCAGCAGCACGAACTGTTTGACGGAACGTACACGATCGACGATCTCCTGGATGCTCACGAGATGCTGGACGTGAGCGAAGAAAATCAGCGGCGATACGATGAAGCAGTAGCAAAACATGGCAGACATTGACGTCATAAAGCAATATCTCGTGCGGCTCGGATTTTCCACGGACGCACCTGCCCTGGAAAAGTTTGACCACGCTTTACGAAAGGCTGGACAAGCCGTTGAGCGTGTGACGAGCGGTATGGCGAAGCAGGCTGCTGTCGCCGGCACCGAAGTCATCGCCTCTCTGACCGGCATCGCCGGCGCGGCGCTTGGGTTGATGACCAACGTGGCCGACGCGGATCTCTCTTTCCAGATGTTCGCGCGCCGGATGTTTATCAATACCGACGCTGCGCGCCACATGAAGATTGCGCTCGATGCGCTCGGCGTCTCGGCCGAAGATGTTATCTGGGGCCCTCCAGAACTTGCGCAACGCTACCGTGCTTTGGAACAACTCCAGATCCGGATCGAGAAAGAGTTTGGCGGGACCGCGGAAATGGAAAAGCGCTTGCGGCAGTTCCGCGACGTGGAGTTCAAGTTCACCGAGTTCAAGGTTACCCTCGGACAACTGGCGCGCGGCGCAACCATGACGCTCGTTGATCGTCTGTTCGGCGACGGCAAAGTTCAAGCCAAACTGGAAGAGTGGCTGAACTGGCTGATCATTAACGTGCCGCGATTGTCCACAGAACTGGCGGACGCGCTGACGCCAACGCTCAAGGATATGTACCGCATCTGGGAGGATCTGGTCGCGATCGGCAGGGATGCTACGAGCATGTTCCTGGAGTTTGTCGGAGCGGTGTACGGCGACCAGCAACTTTCGAAGGGCGAAGTTACGATCAAGAATATTGGCTTGGCCCTGACGCACATCGCTGACACCGTTCGCATGATCACCGACGACGTGCGCTGGCTGATTGACCAGATCTCGAAGCACCCTATCGTAGCGAAAACGCTTGGTGGCGCTCTGGCCGGCGGCGCAGCCGCGAGTGTCATTCCGGGAGTCGGTACTGGAGTCGGCGCGCTGGTTGGTGGCGCAATCGGCTTTACGGCTGGCGCGGGACAGGCAATGGGCGCGTTCGACGAGCGTACCACGCCACGGCTCGACATTGCCGGGCAAGCCCAGGCGGCCGCTGACTACATTTCGAGGATTACAGGAGTCCCGGCGCGCTGGCTCTATGGGCAGTTTGTGCACGAGACTGGCGGATTCACGAATCGCGGTGCAACCCAACTCCATAACCTGGCCGGCATCAAAGCGCCCGGTGGCGCCGACTATCGCGATTTCGGCGACTTCCAAAGCTTCGCCGACTATTACGCGCGCCTGATCATGAGCCCGCGCTATCGCAGCGCCCTGCAAGCGAAAACCGATGCCGAGTACTTTCAGGCCTTGAAGGCTGGCGGCTATTACGAGGACAGTTACGGCAACTACCTGTCCGGAGCTCGTCGCGGCGAGAACCTCTACCATCCTCAGTCCTACACACCCGGCCACACGAACGTCGACGTTGGCGGCGTAACGGTGCATGTGACTCAGCCCAACGCCAGCGCGCAAGAAATCGCCGACCTGACAGCCCAAAAAGTGGCAGATCAAACCGCGCGCCGCGTTCAGGCTAACCTGCTGCAGATGTCGGGAGCCTACGCTTAAATGGGTTCTTTTTTTTCGTCGATTCCGGTTCTGGGAGCCATTATCGGGAATGGCTACCGCCCGTTGCAGTGGGCGATCGGCACGCCCGGCGGCGTCATGATCAGCGCGATCCTGCCGACGACCACGAACGTTTCTTCGACGATTACGTTCCCAACTCAGACCGTCGAAGGGGTCAGCACTGGCGCTTCGCAGACGCTGCCGCAGCCCTCGACGAACAACAGCAACACGTCATTCAACACGACAAACTATTTTTTTGATGCCATCCTGCGCGAGATGCACGACTCGCGCCTGGAAGCGACGCGCCACCCGGTCCAAAACGGGGCGGCGATTTCCGATCACACGTTTCTGATTCCACCGCGCATTGTGCTCGAAATCGGGATCTCCGATTCGATGGATTCGTACGTCTCGGGGCAGTACTCGGGCTACAATTCAAAATCGGCCGGAGCTTACATCACGCTTCGCAATTTGCAACAGGCGCGCGTGCCGATCACGCTGACGACGCAGTTGAGCACCTACCCGAACATGGTCATCACGGCCATTCAGGTGATGCGCGACAACACATCGTTTCATTCCTTGCGTCGCGCCAGCATTACCTTCGAGCAGATCTTCATGGGCTCGGTATCGAGTCAGACGCTCAGCGCGCGCACCAACCAGTCGAACACAAGCAATCCTGGAGCCTCTTCGGTGCAACCGGTCCCGTCGAACCTGCAAGGGAACGAGAATAGCTCCGGGCAGTGGTCTACGTCGCCATGAGCACAGCCGCTCAACTTCTTCCTCTAAATAATCTTCCCAACCAGACGATTCAGGTTGCGCTGGAAGTGGATGGCCAGTCGGTCACGCGGCAACTCTATTTGCATTACAACGAGATTGCTGGCTATTGGGTCATGACGATTTCCGATTCGTCCGGCAACGTGCTGCTCGATTCAGTTCCGCTCATTGGCGGGCAAGCGCCGGCGGGAAACCTGCTTGCGCAGTTCGCCTATCTCGGGCTCGGCGGGGCGAGCATCTTGAATGCCAGCGGGATAGATGAGGACTATCCCGACAACACGAATCTCGGCAGCGACTTCGACCTCGTTTGGTATTCGAGCCAGACGTCATGAGCAGCGCGGTCTCTCAACTGAATCCGCTGTTCGGCCGCAAGTGGCAAGTCCAGATCAAGCTAAGCGGCAGCAACGTCCTGTTTACCATCCCTGATCCAAATGCGGACCCGACGTACGATCCCCAGGCACTGAAAGTCACGTTCGATGTCCAGCAAGTAGCCTTTCAGCATTACTGGACCGCCGAGATCATCATCTGGAACGCGGACGCGACGCTGATTGATCCGGTGTTGAAGGAAGCGGCGCAAGGTGCAGTTGTGACGCTCGCCGCGGGCTACCAGAACGGCAACTACAACACAATCTGGTCTGGCCCAATCTTCCAGGCGTTTCTCGAACGCGAGAACGTTACAGATTTGAAGTTGCGGCTCTGGTGCGTGCTCGGGTTGCCGCCTTACAAGAGCCCGAGCATCGGCGCATCGATTCCCGCGTTTCAGACGCAGCAGCAAATCGTGCAGCAAATTGCGGCGCTGGCGCATGTGCCCATCGGAGTGATCTCAAAGAATCTTTCGACCACGACGCTCCCCAGGTCGCAAGTCGTGTTCGGAAATCTCGATCGCCATCTCGACGACATCGCCGAGAGCAACAATATGCAGTGGTGGATCGACCAGAACGGCTTGAACATGGGCAGCGTGCAAGAGGATGTCAGCATCTCGCCGACTGCGATCGTGTTCAGCCCGCCTGTTGTCTTAGGTGCGGCCGGTCCGCCGCCGTCGACGCAGGATCTTGGAACGCAGTCGATCATCGGCACGCCGGTGCAAACGATGTATGGAGTCAGTTTCCGAGTACTCCTGGACCCGCGGGTGCAAGTAAAAAAGCCGTTAACGATGGTGCAGATCAACAACAGTCTGATCACATTTATGAAATCTGTTTACGGCGAAAACCCGCGATTGCTCGATCAGAGTGGCCAATATGTTGTCATCGGGGCTCGCTTTGTCGGCGACACACGAGGCAATGCTTGGTACACAGAAATAACAGGTTGGACTCGATCGGTGAGTTTGCTAGATGGCGTGGTTAGCAATGCCAGTCTTGGGTACGGCTCTGCCGGTACGCCTGGGACTTCTGCCGCTCAATAAAAAAGCAAGGCGTGCGATTAAAAACACGCCCTGCTCTCCTAGCCGTAGCCTAACTTGTCATGGCAAAGCTGAACATGCCAAAACGAGGCTTGCCTTGACAACTGAAAGGTTACTAGCCTCTCGCTCAAAATAGTAGACGTCCATTTAATGGAGGCGGATTGTCGGCAGCAGCCAGCAGTTTTCTAGATCTTACGCAGCGTTTGAATCTTGACAGCCAGCAGTGGCTGCGCTTGCGCTGGCAGTTGCTTTGCGAGCTCCACGGAGCCGCGCCGGCCATCGTTGTGAATGATCCGATTACCGGTTTGGCTTTCGACGCCACAAAGCAGGTTGTGGCCGTCCAGCCGGCGATTCGCGAAAACATGCTGGTGAATTCCGTGCCAACACCGATCGATCTGCCCGTCATCCGGGATGTCCCGATCAAGATGCCGCGCGCGGGCGGCTATACGATCACGTTCCCAATTCAGGCGGGAGACGAGTGCATGCTGGTCTTTCAGGATCAGCCTATCGATTCCTGGTGGCAGTCCGGAGGCAGCGGAAATAATCCGATGGCGCGACGTCGACATTCGCTCTCGGACGCGATCGCCGACTTCGGAATCTGGTCGCAACCGCGCGTGCTCTCTTCTTACTCGACAACCGGGCTTCAACTTCGGAGCGACGACGGCACACGAGTAATCGAGATTACGCCTTCTGCCATCAACATCACGGTTTCCAGCGGCTCGGTCAGCGTCAATGCGCCGACCGTCAAACTTGGCCAAAGCCCTACCAAGCATCTGGTATTTCTTGAGGACCTGGAAACGCTTTTCAATAATCACATCCATCCCGATCCCCAAGGCGGTTTTACCAGTGCTCCGACAACCACGTTAACCAGTTCGAATGGCACGACCGACACGGTTGCTGCGTAATGCCGACAATCCTCTACCGCAACTTAGGTCCGAATTACGATCCGCTGCGCGGGCAGGGCCAGCAGAATTTTCTTCCCGATCTGCAGGCCGTCACGCAAGCCATTCTGACGCGCCTGAATTTGTTTCTCGGCGAGTGGTGGGCCGACCTAGCAGACGGCACGCCGGTGTTTCAGGATCTGCTTGGCGTGGCGCCGAACGTTCAACAGGCCACAACACTGCTCACGCAGCGCATTTTAGGAACGCCCTATGTCACGGGCATCGTGAGTCTTGATTCAAGCTTCGATTCCAGCACTCTCACATTTTCTTTTACCGCTACCGTCCAAACCCAGTTTGGACTGACCACCGTAACCAATATTCCAACTCCGCCGTCGCAAGCGCTGCCTTCATAATTCATGTCCTATCAAGCTCCGAGCATCAGCGCGACCGGGTTGAGCATTCCCTCGTACACCGACATCCTCGATTTTTATCAATCCAGTTTTCTCAACATTTACGGCCAGCAATCTTACCTGGGCAACGATTCGGCGGACCTCCAGGAGATGTCGATCGTTGCGCTGTTTGCGGCCGACGTGATGAATGCGGTCCAGTTGGTCTACACCAATATGGGCCCGAGTTTCGCCATCGGCCCGGCACTCGATATTCTCGTCAAGTTAAACGGGCTGACTCGCAAGCCCGCCTCGTACTCGACATGCCTGGTCACGGTGAACGGCGTCACTGGAACCGTCATCACGAACGGCGTCGTCTACGATCTCAACAATAATCTCTGGAACCTGCCGGCATCCGTCACGATCGCTGGTGGCGGCACAACTGTCACGGCGACCGCTCAACAGCCTGGCCCGATTACGGTTGCGGCCAGTCAGATCATCGGCATTGCCACAACGCAGGCGGGCTGGACAAGCGTCACCAATGGTTCGAACCTTCCGAATCTTGGCGAGGCTGCGGAGCCTGATTCGCAACTCCGCTCGCGGCAGGCCATTAGCACAGAGTTGCCGTCGATTGCGCTCATTGCCGGCATGAAGGCGGCGCTCGAGGCCGTCTCGGGCGTGACGCGCGTCAATATTGACGAAAACTATACGGGCGCGACGAATGGCAACGGCACGCCGGCGCACTCCGTGCAGTGCGTCGTGGAAAATGGGGATCCGCTCGCAGTTGCCACGGCAATTTATACGAACAAAAGTATCGGCTGTGGCACTTATGGCAGCACCAGCGAAACGGTAATCGACCCCATTACTGGTCTCAGCAATGCGATCAGTTTCGATACTCCGACCTACGTTACGGTCTATGTAAAGCTTGGAGTTCACCAACTCTCCAGTTGGAACAATTCGTTCTCGGCCTTAATCCAGAATGCCGTGCTCGCTTACTTACAGGGCTTGTCCATTGGCCAAAACGTCAGCTTCATTTCCACGATGGCTGCTGCAATGGCGGTCAATCTGACACTCGACAATCCCGCATTCATCATTGAAACCGCCAGTTCTGGAATCGGCACATCGCCGTCACCATCAGGCACAAGCGACATCTCGATCACATTCGACGAAGCGGCGCAGAGCGCTCTCGGTAACATCGTCATCAGTTTCGTCTGAGGTTTCCTGAATGCCAGTTACTCCCAATCTCGGTTTGAATATCCCGTCCAATGGAACACAGAATTGGGATACGCTGCTGAACTATAACTTCAGCCTGCTCGACACGCTGTACGGCAATCTCCCCGTTTTACAGTCCCTCTACGACGAGACGGCTCAGTCGGCAAACATTTCGTCGACGCCCTGGTTCAGCCCAGCGCAGAGCGGCCGCTTCAAGATCTCGGGCTACATCATCGTTACAACGGCCGCGACAAGTTCTTCCACGCTTCCGAGCATCGTGATCAGTTGGACCGATGCCGATAATGCCACAGTGCAAACGCTGACTCTCACGGCAACGAATGCCGGAAACTTGCTAACCACGTTCGCGCAGGCCTCGGCGATGATCAGCGTTGCGGGCGGGACGACGGTTTCGATTTCGACGAGCAGCTACGCTTCGTCGGGAGCGACCGCGATGCAGTTTGCATTGCACGCCAGAGCTGAGGCTGTTCAATAATGCCAGGCTACGGTCAGGGCGGCTACGGATGGGCTGGCTATGGCGGAGGCCCGCGGCCTTCCGGGCAGGTTCCGTCAGTCGACTATTACATGTCGCTGCTGTCGTCGCAGTACCAGAATGCGCCCAACCAAAAAGCCTGGCTGCAAACGCTGCTGATTCCGTTCCACGATGCGGCCGCACTGCTCTCGCAGTGGTCCTATGAGTTCGATATCGACGAGGCGATCGGCTCGCAGTTGGACATCATTGGCCAGATTGTCGGAGCCAGCCGCGTGCTTGCTTTTCAGCCGGCCGGTGGAGTTTCTCCGATCCTGAATGATTCCACCTATCGCATTTTGCTCAAGGCTAAAGTCGCCCAGAACCAATGGGACGGATTAATTGCGAGCGTTTATCCGATCTGGCAGACGCTGTTCCCTGGTGGCACGATCATCATTCAGGACAATCAGAACATGACGGCTGTGATTTCCCTGGCCGGCAACTTTACCTCCATTATTCAGGACATGATCCTGAACGATTTGATCGTTCCTCGGCCCGATGGCGTCATGTACACCTATGTGTTCGCGAAACTGCCGATGTTTGGCTACGACGTCGATACCGCGTACATTGCCGGCTACGATGCCGGTTTCTACGTTTAAGGAGAATTGATGGCCAGCACGAATTTTAAGCAGTGGAACCCTCCAGCGAACAACATGGAGAGTGACACGAACTATAATGCCGACACGTTGCGCGCCAACGGTATCCCCAGCGGCGTGGGCGGCAGCGGCGTGCTTGCCCCATCCATCACCCACAACAAACTGTTTTACCAGGTCACAACGTTTGTGACCGCGCTCGCCAATTTTCTCGTTGGCTTGGGCTTGAGTCCGAATGATGGATCTGCTTCGCCTTCGACCGCGCTCGCCAACCTTACAGCTATTTTCCAGTCCGCCTTTGCGCAACCCACAAACACGAGCACCTACAAATACAGTGCTACAGGAGGATCCACCAGCACGACAGGCGCGATCCTTTATACGTTCAATATCCCAACCTCCATTCTGAAAGTGGGCAGCGTCGTCCACTTTGTCTGTTCGGTCGGCGCCGTGAGCGCTTCGGCGGAGTTCTACCTGGGCGGCACAATCATTGATGGCGTCTCTGGTCTGGGAGCGAGCTCCTTTTATGCTTTCGACCTCGTGCTCTCAAATATCTCCGGCAGCACTTACACGTTTTTCTATGTGTCCAGAGCCGGGACATCTTCAAACTCAATCAATCTTCTGGCTCAGTCTCCGGGCAACACTTCAAAAAGCGGCACATCTTCTGGTGGAAATCTTGTTCTTACCGTCAGTCAGTTCAGCAGCGGAAGCCTAACTGGCTTGTTCGCTTACGCTACGGTGAATTCTTAAAATATGCTGAGATCTTTAGCTTTGTGCTTGGCGTTGACCCTGCCTGCCTTCGCACAGTACGTCACCGTCGCCAGCGCGAACATCCATGACAGCGGCAGCCATCTGCTCGCCTCGGGCGTCATCGTGTTTGCTCCAGTCGATTCAAGCGGCAATCCTCTGTCTTATCAGGCCGGCGGTGGCGGATCCACAATCACATCGCCCACGGTGTGCTCGATTCTGAATGGTGCGATCGTGCAGCCGTGCCTACTGGCCAATTCCGCGCTGACGAATCCCCTGAACGTTTGTTTTGCGACGACAATCAAAAACGGATTCAATCAGGTCCTGCTTGGCGGGACTCCGACGAGCGGTTATCAGTGCGTGCAAACCGCGACGACAAACTTTTGGTGCACATCGGGCAGTTGCAATTTCGATCAGTATTTTCCGCAGCAGAATGGGATTCCGATTGTCCCCATACCGCCGCCGACGCTGACAAGTTTGGGCGCGATCTATGCGGGAGATTGTTCGAGCGGCCTGGTTGCCGGCTACAACACGAACGGACGAGCGGACTGCGCTCCAGCCAATAACATTACGCTGCAAACAAACGGGACGAATAACGGCTCTCAGGTCAAACTGAATCTGACAGCAGGATCGAACATCAGCATCGTCGACAATGGAACCGGAACCGATACAATCACAGCGAGCGCTTCCGGCGCGGGCATCACTCCGACTCCCGGTTCAGGTATCAGTCAATTTATTCAGCAGACCGTTGGAACTGACTTCGGCGCGAATCAATTCAACCGCGTTCGGTACGTGACCTCCGGCTACAACTGGCAGCAGTCCATCATTGGAACACTCACAGCGGGGACGCCTGCGGTGATCACACTAAGCCCATGCCCTAGCGGCGTCTACGGCAACGACCCCACAGGCTACAACTCCACGAATCCGCTCAAGTATCCGCTTAATTGGATTTACATCTTTACAGGCGGCACGCCCGAAAGAGTCCAGATGACAGGACTTGGCGACTGTGTTCCAGGCAACGCCTCCGGAACAATTAGCTTTACTCCAGCTTACAATCACACCAGCCCATACATAATCGGCTCAGCTTCGATCGGTGCCCAAGAAGCGCTCATGGATGCCGAAACTAACGGAACGGACGATCAGACCAGAGGAAATTGGGTCGTAGATTTCCTCCCATCGAATCCTCCGAGCGACACAGCTAATGCCTATGAGTTTCTAGCGCCTGTGAACATTCAATTCGGTCCCGGCGAAATCGATTGCCATGGAGCGCAAATCGCGGTCGACAATACCGACTTCGGGTTCAACTTCCCCTTAGACACGGGCTCGCTGACCAGCGTCACGCTTTCCAACTGCCGGCTGGGATCGACGTTGACCTATCCTGGCGCACCGATCACGGCCACGGCATGCAGTGGCACCACAGCCACGATCACGAGCACGCTCAATCCCGCAGTGGGCAGTTGGGTGGACGTGCAGAAAACTGACGCCACGTTTTTTTGGGGGCCGCATCAGGTTGTCACATCCTCGGCCTCGAACTGGACTTACACGACAACGGCTTCCGGATGCCCCGCTGGCACGGCTTCTGCATCGACTCCGGGGGCGAATGCCTACCTACATACTGGAGTCTTGGACAATGGCAACAACATCACGTTTCGGGACAATCTCATCCAGCAGGGTTCCTACTTGACGGGACGCCTCACGAATGGCATCACAGTAATTGACGACGAAAAGTTCAATCTGGATGGCCTGAACACGCTTGGAGTATATGCTGACAACTCCAGCGGCGTGACTGCGCTTGACGCCTACGTGGGTAACATCATCTACGCGCCGGGGCCGTTCTCCGGAACCGCATGGGGATCGGGTGCGGCCGTAGGTTCGATCAAGAATCTTAATACCGACCCGGAGTGCGAAGGCAACGGCGTGACCTGGCTCTCTGGTAACACGCTTTCGATCTCCGACTCCGTGATTCAGGGCGCAAGTGAGTGGGAGATTATGGCGGGGAATCTGCGTGGAGGCTCCGGCACCGTAACCACGCGCAACGTATATACGGAGACTGGAGGGGGTTCAACCTGCTGGAATCCGCAGTGGAGTGCCCTCGGCGGCGCGACGGAGGCATGCTTTACGAGTGGCAGCATCGGGGCAAGTTGCAATGTTGGCGGCATGGACCTGGTCAGCGGCAACTGGCAGCACGAAGCTGGCTTTGTCGGCAGCACCATCATCGGGCAGGCTCCCGTATTCGGCTCGACCTCGGGCAGCACGACTTACGATTTCTGGGTGGTGGCGAACGATACGACGCTCGGCACGTACAGCGTGCCAGTCAAGTTCGGCAGCGGCTTACCTACAGCAACGTTTACGATTGGATGGCCGCGCATCGCCGCAACTACTCCGGGCGACACGATCACCTACGACGTGCTTGCGGTCCCGCGCATCGCTACCTCGGATTTTCCCGAAACGCCTTATGCTCCCTACGGCACAGGGAACTATGCGATCCAAACGGGCCTGTCTCAGTGCGCTCACTTGGTCTGCACGCTCTCCGTTACTTATCCGGTTTCGCTATCTTCCTACACCGTGCAGACCGCGCCAACGTTATTCCCCTCATTACTTGGTTGGCCTGAGAACGCCATTGGCAGTGGGGGACAGGAAAGCACTGACGTTCTCAGTTCAGCAACGCACTGCACAGCCTACCCACAAGTGAGCATCATCGCCAAGTCGATTGTCAGTGGCTCTCCCGGCTGCATCGTAACCGGCGGACAAGCCCCACTCAGCAACTCCAATCAGGGCGGTCTTGGCACCATTTATCAGTTCAACGCATTGGCAGGCGGGCCATCGACAATCTACAAAGGCCGGGTAAATTTTGAGCCCACATACGGCACCATCATCAAGCCTACGGCCATCATTACTGTCCTTGACTCGAATCCGTTCAAGACCATGGCCGACCCATCGCATCGCCCGAAAATGGATGCCGCAGACAACGCGATCGGCACGGACACGAACGGCGGGACGCTCACTACCGCGGACATGGCTTTGACGAGCGGAGTCGGGTTTAATCTGTATGCGGGCTCGCCTACGCCCTTTGACGGTTCGTCTTGGATAAAGCAAATCACCCCCACGACTGAGACTTCCCGCGACAATCAAGTCTTTGAAGGCAACGTGAGCATCCTTGGGACATGCGTCATCGGATGCGGTCCCCTCAGCCCGTCTGGCACGCAAGTCATAGATACCTTCCATCGTGCCAACGGTTCCATCGGCTCCAACTGGACGCAGGTCGCAGGCACATGGACCATTGCCAGCAACCAGGCCACGATTACGAACGATGCCACATACTCCTTCGCGGCCTACACCGGATCGAGCTTTACGGTCAATCAGTACGCCACGATAACTATCGGCAGCATCGTGGGGTCATTCCCGGCCGCAGGAGTCCGGATGTCCAGCAGCGTCAAAACCGGATACTTCTGTGAGGAAGCCGACACGGGAAGTCCTGTGATCACGATCGGCAAGTACGTAGCGGGAAGCGCTACTGGACTCGCAACTTCTGCCGCAATTGTAGTGAATCCCGGCGACGTGGTTACCTGCCAGGTTGTAGGCACTACAATCAGCGCCTTTCAAAACGGAGTTCTGGAAGCGACCGCGACCGACTCTAGCATCACGAGCGGCTCGCCGGGCATGTTCGGTCTGAACAACGGCGAGACCCTGACCTTCGCCAAGTTCGCTGCGGGAGACATGCAATTCTCATCTTCCGGCCCGATTCAGGATACTTTGGCGCCGTATGTTGCGAATCTGCCTGCCTGTACCTCAGCGCTTGAGGGCGGGAAGTTTACGGTCACGGATGCCACAGCGACGACTTGGGGCAGTACAGTAGTAGGCGGCGGCTCAAACCATGTCGGCGTCAGATGCAATGGAACGAACTGGACGATCTTCGCCGATTAACAATTTCCAACAATCAATCAAAGAAGGTGCCAATGAAAAAACTTTGGCTGTTGCTCTTGTGTGCTTTCGCCTGGCCTCTGGTGGCACAGCAAACTCAATCGCCTCCGCCCTCGGCTATCGCGAAAACCTACATCACAAGCGGGACCGGCGAACAACCAACGGCGCCCACCAGCGTGAGTTCGCAGTATGTCGTCGACATTCACAGCGGCTACACAACGCACAGCCTTGCCTGGGTTGCGATCACGAATACGACCGTCACAGGCTGCTCGGTGCAAGTCGATGGCTCTCCCGATGGCGTGAACTGGACTGCCGGGGGCATTATCTCGTCACAATCCTGCAACTCGAATGGGGCTCTCTCTTCGCCGATCACTGGAACGGCGTTTGCTTATGCCTACATTCATGTTACGGCGATTACAGCCGGCCAGGTGGCCATTACCTACACTGCCGTAAACCCGCTGGTTTCCAAAGGCAGCGGCGGTGGAGGAACGAATCCGAGCTCGCCTTGCGGTGATACGTCCCATGCGCTGGGCTGGACCGGCAGCGCGTATGACTGTCAGGCCATCACCGGTTCGGCGTCTGCTGGCGGTTCAAGCGGACAACTGCAGTGGAATAATTCGGCGGCTCTCGGTGGCACGTCGGGCTGGACTACGAACGGCACGACAACCATCACAGGCGGCGCGACCAGCATCTTCGACATCAGCGCGTTGACGACTTCGAACATCAAGTGGCCAAGTCAAACTCAAAATCTTTTTTACGCTAGCCCGAATGGCAGCCCGGGCGCTCCCAGTTTCCGCGCGATCGTTGCCGCGGATGTTCCCACGCTGAACCAGAACACAACCGGCACAGCCGGCGGATTGAGCGGGACCCCAAGCATCACTGTCAACGCGCTGAGTTCCACGACAATTAATGGTTCTGCTTTCTCCGGTACATTCACCGGCTCCCCGACGTTCAGCGGCAATATTGCTTTTACCGGCACGCCAACGTTCTCAAACACGCTGGCCCTGAATACGACAGGGACCTCCGGCGGCCTGACCGGCACGCCAAGCATTACCGTGAACGGGCTGACCGCCACAACATACAATGGTGGAGCATTTTCAGGGACGTTCACCGGAGCACCGACTTTCTCCGGCAATATTGCTTTCACCGGCACGCCGACATTTTCTAACACGCTCGCTCTGAACACTTCCGGCAACGCCGGCAACATTACAGGCACCGCGGCCATAGCCCACGGCGGAACCGGACAAACGACCAAAGGTCCGGCCTTCGATGCCTTGTCTCCAACGGCAACCGAAGGTGATCTCATTCAGATGGGCTCGGCTGGAAGCAATGTCCCAATCGCTATCGGCTCGAACGGCACCTGCTTAGTCTCGAACGGCTCGCTATGGGCGGCCGGCAGTTGCGCTACGGGCAGCATTGGAGGTTCAGGCACAAGCAATGCCCTGGCGAAATTCACGGCGACTGCGACGATCGGAGCCTCCCTCCTCACCGATAACGCGACAACATTAGGTTACAGTGGCACGGGCGGCCTGAATCTCTCGGCTGGGCCCTTGGTGATGACGCAGACTGCCGCGCCCACTGGCTCGGCCGGTTCATCCTGGATCTGGGCTGATTCTACGGCCTTGCGCCTGCAGATGAAGAACGCCAGCAATACTGCCGTCAACGTCGTCGCGAGCGGCGCCGACATCAATACCAGCGACCAGGTGGTGGGACTCAAAGGCTTGAGTTTGCCTACGCTGGCAGCGTCGACCGGTTTGCTCTTTGATACTTCGGGTACGTTGTCCTTGCCTGGCACTTTGCCGACATCTGCCGAGCCGGCTCATACCGGCGACATGACAAACACGGCCGGTTCTCTGGCGACGACGGTGAGCAAAATCAATAACACATCGTTCGCAGGCACCAGTGGGCACCTGGTAAGTTTTGGAGCCGGAAACACGCCGGCTGATTCCACAGTAGTCGCAGGCGATGTGATCACCTACCATACGCCGGCTGCGGGGATCGCGCGCACAGCGAGCGGGACTCAGGCGATCACAGGATCGGAGTTAAGTGGCGATGCCACGACATCCGGCTCGAACACGGTCACGGTTGTTCATGTCAATGGAGTTTCCTACGGTACTTCGCCGAGCACCAACACAGTTCCAGTGGTTACGGGCACGAATGCGACGACCTACGAAACGGTCCCGAATGCAGCCTTGGCGAACTCGGCCGTCACGGCCAACGGGCAGACTTGCACTCTGGGTTCGAACTGCAACGTGAATTCCGGAGCGACGTCCGGCACGGTTGCGGTCAATAATGGCAACGGATCGGCGCTGACGGGTGGAGTCGTAAATGGAGATATTCTCACCTACCACACTCCCGCGACCGGGATCGCGCGCACCACGAGCGGAGGGCAGACGGTTGCGAGCAGCGAACTCTCGGGCGACGTAACCACGTCTGGTTCAAACGCTACAACCGTTGTCGCTCTGCGAAATGAAACATTGCCCACGCTGGCTGCGAGCACCGGAATGTTGTACGACACGTCGGGAACTTTGTCTTTGCCGTCGACGCTTCCCACCGCGGCTGTCCCTGCCTTTACGGGAGACATGACGAACACTGCCGGCTCGTTGACGACGACAGTAGGAAAAATCCACGGCAATAGCATCCCAGCCAGCGCAGCAGCAAACCAAATTCCGGTGGGCACGGCCACGAGCACGTTGTCCTGGGAGACAGTGCCAGACTGTCACGGCTCGTCGAATGCTCTGAACTATACCCAGTCCTCGTTCACGTTCACCTGCTTGTCGATCGCTACCCTGTCCAATCCGATGACGACGCTCGGGGACCTGATCTATGGCGGCGCGGCTGGAGCGGTCTCGCGCTTGGCTGGAGCGACCTCCGGGAATAGCCCCTACACGCTGGTCTCACAGCCTAGTGGGGGTGCAGCGACGGCGCCCTACTGGTCGGTTTCAGGCATTCCAATGGACCCGGAGAGCAGTTCGTCGGTCGTTCTTCAAAGTGATGCGCAGACGGCTCCCGACCGGGAAACGATTGTCAATCTGACAAATAATACGGGGTCCACGGCTTTTTCAGTAGGCCAAGCTGGATCTGCGGGCCTGTTGACCAACTTCCCGTTCGGGGTGATGAACTCCGGCTCGGTGATCGCCACGGCTACGCCCACTACCAGCACGGTAAATAACAACACGGCGCTGAAGCTGGTCGGAGATGTCTCAGGCCACAATCCCGAGATGGCATTCTGGTGGTCGGACGCTTCCAGTTCGACAGGTAACTGGTGGGCGGCGGAAATCCTGCCCACGGATGCGAACGGTAGATTGGGCTGTGAAGGTTTGATGGCGCTGACCGGAGACGCAACTAACTCCGCCGGTTCCTGCGCGACCACGGTGAGCAAGATCAATAACACGTCCTTTGCCGGAACGAATGGCGATCTAGTTTCCTTCGGCGCTGCGAACGTTCCGGCGGACTCCAGCATCCTCGCTACCAACGTGGTTACGGCCGCCTCCCCCTACACCACTTCCGGGGACGTGATTACCGCAGCGGGCAACAACAAAACGACCTCCGATTCCGGCATCCCGTACACGAATCTGACGACGGCCGCCAGCCCCTATTCTGCGGGCGGAATCCTCTACGCCGCGGCGGCGAATCGGACGACGACTAACAGCGCCGATTGGGCAATTTCCACGCATACCTTGCTAGGCGGCACTTCCAGCATCTTCGATGCGAGCGCGGCGACAGGGACGGCGGCGTTCAAGGTTCCAAGCCATGCGACCAACACCGCCACGGCAGCGGGCGTGATCGACTTCGATACCACGAACGCGGACTACCACAGCTACGTCAACGGGGCCGATTCCAGGTTCGTAGTCTATCCTACCTCGCTGACTCCTACGGCCAGTCAATGCGCGACTTGGGTTGCGGCCGGGAGTGCGTGGACATTAGGGAGCGCGGCTTGCAGTAGCGGCGGTGGTGATACGATCACTTCGCCGAACAGCACCTTGACCGTGGGCGGCAGTTCTTCGGCCACCAATCTTGATGTCGTGGGATCGGCTGGGGAAATTCTGGCGGGCGCGACTCCGGCCCTAACCTATACGCCAACCTTGGGCAAGTCCGGCACGGCTGGCACCCTTGGTCTTTTTCCCGCGAGTGGAAACTTCGTCGGTGCTTTAGGTACCGCAGCTACTGCGAGTAATCAGTTCAATCTTCCAGCCTCGGTATTCACCACTCTACATATGGGCTACTGCGTTACGGTCACCACAACCTGCACTTGGACGGATACGGGCTATGCCTATAACGCGATTCCTTACGCCGATCTGTCGATCACGGCAGCCAACATCGGGACGCTGTTCAACATCGCGCAGTACGATGTATTAGTAAGCGGAGGAACGTCGGCAGCGCCCGGCGGAATAGCCCCGAGTTCTTCTTCTGGGCAGGTCTTTACTTCCAACGGCAGCAGCGCCAATCCTGGCTATAACGACATGTGGCTTGCAGAATACGTTCCCGCCGCGAACTGCAATAACACAACCGCAGGCGCAGGCTGGTCTATCGGCTCCAGCGGTACGGTTACGTGTCGGGCAGGGACGAATAACCTTGGCGGCTACATTACGATCACCGACACATCAAGCACGTTCGCTCAATTTACCGAGCGTATTCCGTTTGATTGGGATACGGCCTCGAACCCGTACATTCGTTTCTACTTCGCCTCAGCCTCAGACACGACGAGCGGCCACACAGTCATTCCCCAGGTGAAAGTGTCCTGCTCTCAGGCAATCAACGGCACGACGAGTGACGATGCTACCTTCAGCGCGGCGCAGAGTTCAGGCACCGTGACGTTCGGGGGCAGTGCGGTGGCGAACGGCTTTTATGGAACGTCTACCGTCCAATTCGGGTCGACTCAGATGAGTGGCTGTGTGGCGGGCGGTTTGTTCATCGTGCAGGTGGGTCGAGCAACCGATACGGCAACAGGAAATATAAATTTTTATGGAGCGGATGTGACGTGGCCGCACAAGACTCCGGGAGCGGCGCAGGCAAACTAAATGAAACCATTTTTGGCGGTACTCTTTATTTGTCTCGCCGCTTGCTTCTGTTCTGCACAGTATGTAGCCACAGTGCCGGCGACGCATGTGAGCGGCGCTGCCGGCCTCTTCCCCGGCTGGACCTACCTGCAAGATATAAATGGCACAGAGGGACCAACGGAGAATCCTTGCGTGGCAGGCAATTCTACCTGCACGCTGAACACTTTCCCTACCACAGCCG